CCAAAATCGTCACAATTCCAGGTAGTAGTTGTACTAAGCTCTGGACAAAAAACCAGTTCGAACGACAGTACTCCAATACTCTACCGGTGGACCCTAAAGTCTTTTCCAAACGTGGTTTCGGGTACAAACATTAGCGTCGTATTACAGCTCTTCTCGGTCGACGTTGTCGACGGCGTGGAGGTATACATTGATCCGTACGATAATTTCTATTGGCTCGAATCCTTGCGACAGGCCCAGAACCTTGTGACGTATACAGAAGGTCCTCTTAGCACGAGTGTTGCAATCATTGAATCCCTTGACTGGATTCCCCACAAGCGTCGAGACAACTACGAAAACGGGTACGAAGGCGACTGCGTGGTCACCCTCAAAACCCTTGGACCTTACTCATACACCAAACCATCAACCTAAGGAAAAACATGACAGATACCCGTAATGCAATCGTTGCCTGGGCTAAGTGGGCCGTGGCAAATAAGCAGCACTTCAACTATTCAGAAGCAGGCAACCGCGCCGAAGCCATTGGCGTATTCCCGCCGAAGTTCCCTATGTTCATGGACTGCTCCATGTTCGTGACGTGGTGCTACTGGGTCGCTGGTTGCGCCACTGACCCCACCAACAAGGCAGGCTTTGCTACGCACGAAGGCTACACCGGCACCGAGTTGTCGACCGGCACCGAGATTTCGCTCGCTCAGGTTCAGCCTGGCGACGCCATCGTCTACGGCCCCGGCGTGGGCTGGCACACGGCCCTTGTCGTGGAGGCAGGCCCAGACCCACTGACCGTCAGCATGGGACAGCAGGGCGACCCCTCGTTCGTTCGTGTCTCGCAGGACGGACGCCAGCCCCAGCGTTACCTTCGCTTCAACACCCAAGGCACGCCACGCCTTCCGCAGTCATGATGGCGTCGTTGTTCACCTCGGCAAACTTTTGGTACATCACCGAAGCAGTTGTTGTGGTGGCAGGCTCAGTCGTCGGTGTATGGCGTGTAGTCCACAACGCTCTTGCCCGCTCGGTCACAGAACGCCTGCACGAACTACAGGCAGAGCTGCGACCCAATCACGGCTCATCTATGCGTGATGCCATTGACCGCATTGAGCGCAACCTTGACGAAGTAAAACTGGAACTTGCCCGGCACCTAGGCGCACACGAAGGATTGTAATGAAGCGTTGGAAGCACCCTATTACGGGTGAGAACATCACGTTAGGAGAACACCTCTCTTGGACAGCACAGAACGCGATTCGTCGCTGGGAGTTTGTGGGCGCCGTGACGCTTGCTACGGTGGTTTGCTGGGGCATCAACACGGCGGGTGTACTGGAGTGGTGGAACTACACGGCTTCGTACATGGCGGTTCTGATTGAACTGGTCGTGGGCATTGCCATGTACCAGCAGACCAAGGCCGACGCTAAAGTAATCCGTAAGATTCTGGCAATGGAGACTCACCAGTTTGCCGAACTCAAGGATTTGATTGCTAAAGTGGAAGAAGACCTAGAGGCCTACCACGAAGGAGATGGAGATGAAGCCCGGTGATTTGGTACTTTGTCACTCGACAGGAATACTCGGACGTGCCATTCGGGTCGCTGAACGTCGCCTCCAAAACAGTCGGTTCTCAGAATGGAACCACATTGCGATTCTTGACCGACAAGTGGATGGCCAATGGTATGTCATTCAAGCCGAAGCCAAAGGCGTAACGAACGACAAGACATTGTCCTCGGTGGCCCCAGGTGGCCGATACGAGGTCATTCCGCTTCCCATTCAGGCCGACCGACAGAAGTTGCTCAAGTTCGCCCGCGCCCAAGTAGGTGACAAGTACTCGTGGCTGTCTATCTTTTCATGCGCATTTGACATGTGGTTGCCAGATGCTATCTGCCTTCGGCATGGTAACACATGGATTTGCTCGGGGCTCGCAGCCGCTGCTTTGTGGTTCGCAGGGTTTGAGCCGCTCATGCGATTGAACGACGTTTATACCTGCACACCTGCGGAAATTGCCCAATTTTGCACTAACGTGTGCTAGGCTCAAGGGGACCAAGGAGGTCTTGCCTTGCTTCCTAAGCCAACCGTTCATGTCGTAATCCCCGACACGCAGGCCAAGCCTGGTGCGCCGACCGACCATCTTCTCTGGATCGGTCAGTACATTGTCGACCATTTCCGCGACCAACCCATCAAGATTATCCACCTTGGTGACCATTGGGACATGCCTTCGCTTTCGCTTTACGACAAGGGAAAGAAGGCCATGGAGGGCCGACGCTTTCTTGAGGACATCAAGGCAGGCAACGACGCATTTGTTGTGTTGAACCAACCTTTGATCGACCTCAACAAAGTACGCAAGCAAACCAAGCACGCAGGCTGGCACCCCGAACGCTACATCTTGCGAGGCAACCACGAGGACCGCATCAACCGTGCCGTGTCTGCCGACGCCCAGTTGGAAGGCGTGGTGGGCGATTTCCAGTTCAATGACGTGGAGTTGGGCTGGCGCCCTGTACCCTTCCTCGACATTCTTTGGCTCGACGGCGTGGCCTATTCGCACTACTTTTATAACCCCATGACGGGCAAGCCCCTTGGAGGAACCATTGACTCGCGACTCAAGACCATTGGGCACTCGTTCTCGATGGGCCACCAGCAGACGCTCGGGTACTCTTTACGCTTTGTCGCAGGCAAGTCGCAACACGGATTGGTTGCGGGAGCGTGCTATCTACACGATGAGGATTACAAGGGGCCGCAGGGAAACGCCCACTTCCGAGGCATCGTCGTTAAGCACGAAGTCGAAGGTGGCGCGTACTGTCCAATGTTTATCTCTCTTGATTATTTGTGTCGCCGTTATGAAGGAATGCGCTTAGAAACCTTCATGAAAAAAAAATACAACGTCTCGATTTGACAATGTCACAGGCCACCTGTATTGTGGCCGTCATGACATACACAAACTGGAAGAAGAAAGCCCAGTGCCGTGGGGTCGACACCGCCATTTTTATGCCGGACGACACCGACACTTTGGCTGGTAGCCGCAAGCGGTTAGCCCTAACGTATTGCAACGCATGCCCTGTTCGACAGGAATGCCTTGATTACGCCATTGAAAACAACATCACGGTTGGCATCTATGGAGGGACGACCAATCTTGATCGCCGTCGCTACAAGAAGCGCATGAAGAACAGCGGCGGACAGGCTGAAAATGTTTAGTCTTGAACTGACCGCAGACCAGTACGTGACGATGGTTGTTGCGCTGGCATTTATCGAAGTAAAGCACGAAGACTGGCAACTCGGCAAAGAATGCGGCGCCCTGCTCGAAGAAATTGAGCGCCAAGCCGGTTTGACAGGCACCGTGTCCAAGCAGTACAATCAATAACCTACAAAAAGGAGTTAGTGTGTTTAAAGCAGACAAACCAATTATTACAAGTGCACTCGTTGAAGAGCTGCACGTCAAGTCAGCAGTACCAAAGCCCACGGCGAAAGGAACGCCCATGCGTTACTCGTCAGCGTTTTCGTGCGGACGCCAGCAAGGATACGCCGCGTTTGACGCAAAGCCCTCGAACCCGATGGACGAAGCAGGTGCATGGGCGACAGGTCTAGGTACCATCATTCACGAAGCATTGCAGGACTGCATCAGCCGCAAGTACCCCAGCGCACAGTTCGAGGTGGCATCGCAGGTCGGCAGTTACGTGTCCGGTTCTTGCGACGCCCTGCTTGAGACGAAGGGGCTTGACGAGTTCTTCTCGGGCACTCACGCTTTGTATGAACTCAAGACCATGGGCACGTACTCATTTGACAAGCAGGTCGGCTGGAACCGCATGCGTGGTGGCACCCAGAACGAGGGCGAAGGACCTGCCCTTAAGGCAATCATTCAGGCTGGCATGAACGCCATCGGCATCATGAACGAAAACCCTGACATTGAAATCGACTGGCTCATCATGGGCTCTATCACTTTTGAGGCGCTGTCAAAGAACAAGGCAGCGAACATGGGCGTCGAGGGGACCAACCGTTTCCTTGCCGAATACTACGTGCCTCGTGAAGAGTGGTACGACCTTGCGTCCGAGGAACTTGCTCGCATGGAGCAGATCGCCTACCAAGTCGAACAGGGGTATTTGCCTGCTCGATTTGCGCAGGACGACAACGGCATGCAAATATCGTTGGACCCCATTAGCGGACGTGCGTGGCAGTGTGACTACTGCGCCTTTAAGGACCTGTGCATTTCCGATGGTGGGGCAGCAATCACCATCACACAAAGCAACGCAGCAGAAGGGAGC